CCCATTAATATAAATGATGAAACTACATTTTTTCCATTCGATACTCGCATTTTAACATCTACGGTTCCGTAATGTAAAAAGTTACCAATAGTTAATCTTGTTCCTTGACTTTTATTTTCATTCGATTTTGTTAATAACAAGTTAAGGAAACCACTTTGTTGACGAATATTATCAGAGTTGTAGTCTACCAATAAACCTTGAGATGTATATGGTTTTGTTTTATCATATACAAATGGTGTACATTGCGTCTGTGCTAAAACAAACTTTGAAAAGTAATTGATCATTATTGCATAATAATAAACGTTAGACATATATAAGCTTATTATTATTATTATTTATTCATTTTTATATAAACCTAATTCATTATTATTATGGTTTTGTTGGAGTAGAAGCAACAGCTTGTATAGCAACATTCTTAGCAGCTTCAACTTGAGCAGGATTACCAGCCTGTGGTTTCATAGCTTGGTCAGCAAGTGCTTTAACAGCTGCAACACCCTTAGCGTCACCTGCAGCAGCTGCAGCAGCACCTGCAATGTTAGCAACTGGTATAACATCTTTTGCTGGAACAGCTGTTGTAGATGAAGCAGCCTGTGCTAATTCCTGTACAGCTTCAACAGATTCTTTTTTAGTAAATCTTTTACGACCTAATTGCATACCACTACGTTTACCAATTTTTATACGATCACGATCTTCGGCTTTATAAGATTCCTTAGATTGGTAGTAAAAAATCCATACTACAAATAAAACTACCAGAATTAAAATTATAGTGTTTCTATCTAAATTCATTTATAATATAATATTACTAAATAAAATAACTATTTAGTAATATGCATACAAGATTTTATATACATAACAAAAATGATTTAAAAATATAGTTTATTATAGTCTATAACAATTGTACATGCAAATTTTTATAAAAACCTTGACAGGAAAGACTATTACATTGGAAGCAGAATCTTCTGATACTATTGAAAATGTTAAAGCTAAAATTCAAGACAAAGAAGGGATTAACAAATAATGGAGGGGTCCCGAAAAACAGCGTGCTATAAACATTTAGGCTCTGTTTATAGGAAAACACTTGTAGTCCTATTTTTAATAAACTCAGCTGTTAGTAAAGCAAGCGAAAACTTACGCTTCTTTGCGAGACTTTCAAATTGCGGGAACCTCCTTAGAGTCTTAACTACCATTTTTATATAGTAATATATAAAAAGACCACGGATAATACCCGTACCCGGTAAAAATGTTAAGAATTGGACAATCCGCAGCCAAGCTTCCTAATCAATTATGATGGAAGAAGGTTCAACGACTAAACGGAAGTCGGTAAATCTATTATAGATTTGCTTAAGATATAGTCTACTCCTTATGGGAAACTATAAGGTATTGGTGTCCTCCGGACCAACAACGTCTTATTTTTGCAGGAAAACAATTAGAAGATGGTCGTACATTGGCAGATTATAATATCCAAAAAGAGTCAACTTTGCACCTTTAAGGATTTGAGGTGAATAGTATTTAATTAAAAGTTAATGCTAGTGAATTAATATCTAATATATTAATTTGCGACACATCTTGTTGTTCTGGAAACTCCTTAGAGCCCTAAATACCACTTTTAATTGGAAACTTTTAAAAGGAACACGGTTAATGACCGTACCCAAAGGTAATAATTTTAGGGATTGGACAATCAGCATACTTACTATCTAAGAGCGTTATGTTAGCTTATGATAGGGTGTCAGAGACTGAACGGATGTGGGTTAATAATGATAGTGTAAACAACTTGAATTAGCTTAAGATACAGTCCATCCCATTAGGGAAACTTAGTGGTAGTGAGGTTTTACGATTACGAGGTGGGAAATAGAAACTGAATTTATTTCTTATGTTGTATATATTTTATTAATGTATACAGGATGGATATATGTTATAAAAAATATTATAAATGGCAAAATATACATTGGCCAAACATCAAAAAATTTATTTATTAGATTTAAAGAACACAAAAGAGATAGTAAAAAGATAAATTTTTACAATATGTTAATTTATAAGGGTATGAACAAATACGGAACTGAAAATTTTTTAATACGTCCTGTTGATATTATAAAATGTTCTACTTTAACAGATTTTAAAAGGAAATTAGATCAACTAGAAGTGTATTATATAAATATATTTGAAACAACAAATAAAGATATAGGATATAATCTTACAAACGGAGGTGGTGGATGTACGGGTAGAATTCTTAGTGAAACTACCAAGAAAAAAATTTCAGATTCAAAAATTGGAGAAAAAAATTTCAGATTCAAAAATTGGAGAAAAAAATCCAATGTATGGTAAAAAATGGTTAGAAGATAAAAGAATACAAATGAAAGAATTGATGACAGGCGAGAATAATCATAATTATGGAAAATCTTTATCTGAGGAAACAAAACAAAAATTAAGTAATGCTTTGAAAAACAGAGAAATAAGCAAGGAAACTAGAAAAAAAATAAGCGAAACAATGACAGGTATAAAAAAGACAGATGAAATGTGTAAAAAATTATCTGAATCAAAAAAAGGAACGAAATTATCTGAACAGACAAAACAAAAGATTAAAAACACACGTTTAACCGGGTCTGATAATCCAAGATCTAAACGTGTAGCCCAATATGATTTCGATAATAATTTAATCAATATTTTTTCTTCAATATCTGACGCTGCAAGAGAGTGCAACACATTTCATTCTAGTATTTCAGCTTGTTGCAATGGTAAAAAACAAACAAGTGGTGGTTTTAAATGGAAATATATACAAAAACTTTGTTAAATATTTTTTATTATATTAATATATAAATTAATATAGTAAGGTTGTCTAACTTTACATAGTATTTTCTAATTTCTTTTCCTTTATCTGTTTTTGCTAACATACACAGACTTTTAAATGTATCAACATTTAACATAATTTCATGCTCACTTCTACCTGCATTTTGTTTTTTTTCCCTAGGGATAATTAACAACTTGTAGTCTTCATTTACAGTAAAATTATTTTTAATTGTTTTCATCGCATTTCCCTTATTAGCAAACCCAATCATCCGGAATACATCCTCTAAATTAATTGGATAATCATTTGTTGGATGATAATTCATATAAATGTATAAATTTGCTATATACCATTGTTGTTGACTTTCAGTAAATTCTTCATTAAGAATTTTTATCATATTAGATTGATAGTCGTCACTTAAATTAAGTGTTGTATTACTATTTTTAACTAATTCAGTAAAGTTAATTGATTCAGGTGTAATAAGTTCGCTTGGTTTCTTTTTAATTAAAATATTCATCTTAATATTTATATTATAGTAAATATAATTATTTTTAAATAATATTTCGAACGTTAATTATGTATTTTGACTAAAAGTCATCTGAATCAAACGTGATTTTTCGTTCTTCTTCTGTAGTTCCTACATTTGATCTTTGATAACTTGTAACTGTATTTTCAAAAAAGTTTACCTTTTCATTTAAACTAATCATCTCCATAAATGGAAATGGATTTTGTGTATTGTAAATTTTGTTATAACCTAATAAAACTAACCATCTATCAGCAACCATTTCGATATATTGAGTCATTAATTTACAATTCATACCAATTAATGAAACAGGTAAACTTTCCGTAATAAATTCTTTTTCAATCTCAACAGCTTCTTTAAAAACATCGTGAGCAATTTTTTCATCCAAACGATCTTCTATCATTTTATACAACTCGATTGCAAACTCTGCGTGGAGATTCTCATCACGCGAAATAAAACTATTAGCAGTGCTAAGTCCAGGCATAAGACCTCTACTTTTTAACCAATAAATAGCACAAAATGATCCTGAAAAGAAAATCCCCTCGACACAAATAAATGCTAAAAGTCTTTGTGCAAAACTTGGTCTTTCATTGGTAATAAATTGCAAAGCCTCAATTATTTTAGGATTAAGTTGTTGATCTTGATATTTGTTAGAGTTCTCTAAAAATTTTAACCATTTCATATGTTCGTCAGGTATTATTTGTTGTAATGTGGTGCCTTCTTCGATCCATTTAATTGCCCAATCAGCTTTGCGTTTAACAGCTGGAATAGTTTCCACTGCGTTAAATAATCTTGATTTTTCATCTGTATTAAGAACATATGTGTCTATTAATAATGAATATGTTTCCCCATGAATAGCTTCTATCATCATTTGAACAGAATAAAATTGGCGTGCTTCTGGAATTTGTACTTCGTTATAAAAATTAACAACTAAATTTTCATTTACAATACCATCACTAGCTGCAAAAAATGCTAATATGTTTTTAATAAAATGTCTTTCATTTTCGTTTAATTTATTGTTCCAATCTACTAAATCATCCGTTAATTTAATTTCCTCGGCTGTCCAAAAAGTTGACAAGTGTTGTTTATAAAACTTCCATAAATTATGATAATGAATTGGAAAAACAGTGTAACGAGAACTTCCTTGGTTTTTAATAATAGATTCCATTGTAAATAAAGAGTATTACTATTTAAATTTATTTTTTTTTTACAGAATTTTATAAATAAAAAAATGTACATTTCGACTTTTTTTATTTATTTGCATAGAGTAAAACATTAATATTATTTATGGTTTTATCTTTGAAAATAATTGGCTATTATGAACATAATAATTTCGGAGATGATCAATATAAATTATCAATGGATAAATTGTTCCATACGTATTTAAATAACATAGACTACGAAATCTATTTTTTAGATTGTGATAAG